ATTGAGCGTGCGCATACGGGTGACATCATCCCATATCCAATCTTTCTTGCTTACAGGGTCAACGGCCATAAATGTTTTAGGCAGCTTTCCGTATATTTCCAATTCTTCAGCGAATGATACATGTTCCTCGTAGTTATATATATGTTCACGTTCGTAGTTCCTGAACAGATGGCGTATCTTATCTATTCCGGCTCCTTTCATGTCCTCATAGCTCAATAGAGAGTTACCAGAAGATTTCCAACTTGCATGGGCATCTATCTGCCAACGGGCAAGCGAGTATTCACTCTTATTCTTTGTCACCGGCAAATCAGCATAGGCTCGTGAGGTATCAGAAGGCAACTTTCGGAAGAGAAGAACATATTCCGGGCAACCGATACCCATCTTTGAACCGTCCTTGCACATCTCTGTATATCCAAGCCGATAAGTCTGGTTGTTCTCCCTCACCACATCCGTATCCACTGTAATACGCCCCATGTAGCGGAACCCGTGCTTCAGATAATGGAACACAGTCATTTCGCTGAACGGGTCGATGGTGGGCATACCGTCACCCGTAGCGTTGCCGAACAGTACACGGTCCTTTACATGGATGCAGGCTAACCGGCCGGGCTTTAAAATACGCATAAGCTCCGGGGTGAGATAGTCCATCTGCTCAAAGAACTTGCCGTTGTCTTCATTATGCCCGAAGTCGTTGTAGGTAGGCGTATATTCGTAGTGGTTGGAGAACGGGATACTGGTTACAATCAGGTCTACCGAATTATCTTCCATCTTCTGACATTCAAGTACATTGTCATTATTGATAGCTTTCCACAGTTTGCCGGACTTTTCTTCCCTGCTGGCAAACATCCACCGCATCATCTTTTCCTCTGCCTGCAAACCGAACAAACCGTTCTTGCGGACTATATCGGTCATCTTGGCTACCATCTGGCGGTGTTGCGCCCACTTCTGCATGAATGATTTGAATATTTCACCTTCGCTTTCGGCATACACCAAGTAAAGCTCTACGGGATGCTGCTGCATGAAACGGTAGATACGGGCTATCGCTTGGAACTTGTCGTTGAAACGGTAGTCAATAAACATGATTGCCTTGTGGCAGTGGTACTGGAAGTTCAAACCCTCACCAAGCATTTCAGGTTTGGCGGCCAGATATTTCAGACGGCCGTCTTTGAAATCCGCTATCACCCTGTCGGCTTCATCATCATCTTGCGAGCCATACACAGCCTTACATCCGGGAATTGCCTTGCAGAGTGCCTCACGTTCAGCCTCCAAGTCATGCCATAAAAGGAAATGGTCGTCTTTGTTTTCCGGGCGATTGATAATCTCTACCACACGGGCAATCTTTTCCTGCATGTTGTCCCGGCGTTCCTTTGCAGCATCAGCCAGACCGAGAGCAGCCTCACGGAACATTTTCACCTGCCCGTCACGGTCGGCTCCGGCAGTGGAGTTATCCACACTCACGACTTCTTCATGTACCCGTAACTCTGGTAACTCATATCCTGTATCGGGATAACCTAAATCAGACGGTTTGGTGAGGAACAACGCCCATGTACTTACCCATAACCAGAATTCCTTCTCCTTGTGGGGATAGAGGGTAAGATTGTTCGCCTTCGTGCTGTCACGCTGGAAGAACCTTGTAAGTGCCTGCCCGGTATCCATCACTCCAAGGTAGCCGGCATAGTGTATCAGCTCCTTGTATCTGTTGGGTGATGGCGTGGCAGTGGCAACAAACCTGTACGGAACTTCTGCAAACAGAGGAAGAAACTCCTGATAGGTCTTGGTTCCGAATCCACGTAACACGCTCGCTTCATCCAATGAGGTAACGGTAAAGTAGGAAGGTTCTATTCTTATTCCGTCCTCGCCGTCACGGACACGTTCATAGTTTGTCACCATGATATTGGTCGGACATTGCTTCACCTCCTGCATAGTACGTACATAGGTCACTTTCATGCCCAGATGCTTTTCGGCCTGTGTCAGGAACTCCACTACTACACGCTTGGGGCAAACTATCAACCCTTTGCCTCCTGTGCGGTTCAGGATTATCCGCAGTATCTCCAACTGGGTTACGGTCTTCTGCATACCGAAGCTGGAGAATATCGCCCTGCAACCGCCGCAAACAGCCCAACGTACCGTATCTTTCACATGGGGATATAAGTACGGGGTAAGTTCATCAGCCTTAACTTCAAATCCTGTCTGATGGCTGATTGCCATCTTGTCTTTTAAAAATTCTATATAATCTTTCATTATGCTATTCTTTTTTTGATTAAACTCATGTTCTTCTCCACCAGCCGGATAATGCGGTCATGATACTCTGATGTTCCGTTGCATACGGCTCTTGACTGTACTATCTGAAACGATTTAAGATTGACTTCAACAGTTTCAATACGTTTACTACCTATCCGGGCAGAAAGGATAAGGGAATCCTTCTTCTTGAAATATTCATTTGAGAAGACACAATGGTGCATGATTTCTCCTTCCTGCTGAAATTCCTCAAGGCTTTTCAACGGTATTACTACTATCTTGCCATCCGACAGTTTCAAATCAAAAAATTTCGATTTCTCTTTAATGTAGTCTTCGGCATATTTCTTAAGCTCAAGCAACCGCTGCATATCACGTGCCTTGCGCGCCTTTTCATCATCACGCTTTTTCTTTGCCACATATAAGTCATGGGCTTTTTTCAGATTCGTAGGGCAAACATAGTAAGCGTTATGCAGGTCTTTATGATAACGTTTCAGCAAGTCCAAATAATCAAACCACATCGAAGCATCCTTTATTTTATACTTATTCCGAAGACAGATTTTTATAGATGGCCAATAGTCATTAATTTTATAACGTTCCCTATGCCAATAACCCAACAAATCATATCGCCTTGCCTTAAGAAGCGTTTCAAGCTTTGGATTAGCAGGAATAATATTAATTACATCAAGAAATGACAGTCCATGAAGTCTGTAATCTATTCCCATCCTTGTGTATTGCGGTTTGAATACAGAATCCGGATGGTATTTATCACAGCAAACATCATTATCTTCGATATAATAATACGATCCCACAGTTTTGTTACGAATTTCAAGATTTCCACACCAACCACTACAGCCTGTATTTCTTGCAAGAGCCATCACTTCCCGTTTTCCATCGTCTTTAATCCAATGTTGAAGCACTTCCCGAATAAAATAATGAGGTTCCCTGCCTTCACGATAATAAGCATATAGTTCAAAGCATCGGAGAACCTGGAACTCTTCACATATATCCGCCTTTCCTATTCTTATAAACTGCTTATTAGTACGTTTCCTCGACCATTCTATTTTTAAGGATGCACCGCAATGAGGACAAACGGCACGCTTGCGCTTTACAAGTTCTGCAGAAAAACGTTCTCCGCATTCCATACATATGATATAACTACAGCATTCATCAATGCTTTTCTTCTCATTCGCATATTTGGGGGCGAACAGTGAATCTTCTTCCGCCCGTTTGTCCAGATAGGCTTTGATTGCCTGTTTGAAACTTTCATTACTTGCCATGGTCGTTAGTTGTTTGTCAAAAATGGAATCATGCTTTTCATCTGATAAGCATCGTTAATGTTGATAACATCGCCGCTTTTCTCATCCGGACAGGCGGCTCCATCAAAGCTATTTCCCGGATTTATCGGAGAAGGATTGATTTTGTCAATCAGAATGTTTTTAATATCCATAATTTTAATTTATTGGTTTGACTTTTAGTTTGTTATATCAGTAAAGATAAACGTTGAGAACAAGTTTTACAAACAGAAACTTCGCCATTTTTACGCCTTTTTACCGGAGGGTAAAACGGTCAGAAAACCACGTCGTACAGTCTCGTTAAAGACAAGCAGGTCCTCAGCTCTGACATACACCTCAGATTCATGGTTCAGGGTAAGATATGAACTGAAACCGAAACGTTCACATATCTCTTTACGTCTTTTCATGCCTTTGGAGCTCCACTTTATTTTGATTTTTTCCATAAATCTATTATTTGCTTGGATTCTGCATCACCGGATTCCGCACGGCGTTTTAGTTCGTTGTACCAGCTCAAAGAAGAATATCCTTCGGGTGGAGTGAATCTTCTGTTCTCTATCTCATTCTGGATTCTCTTTCGGTTTATAGCGTCCAGCTCATAATTCCTTTCTGACCTGAACTCCTTGAAAAAGGCATTGCCAATTCTTCTGGCATCGAAAGAGGCGAATGAATTATCATACTTTCCAGCTTTGTAGCGTGCGAAAAACAACATCAACTCAGAAAGTTTGTAAGCCTTAACCTGTGAGGCAAAGGACTGGCAGAAGATTCTTATTCCGTCAGCAACTCCCTTTTCCTTGCTGTTGGAAGTCCCGAATATGCCAGACACCTGTATGTCAATCCAATATTCGGAGGAACCATGGCCGTAGAGCGCATCATACTGCATCAGCGAGGGACAGTCTGCCATATAAGCCTTTTCCGGATTCTGAAGGGTATACCCCCACTGAGTTGGTGAAAATATTCTTTCAACCTCAGAACGGTCTTTCCATTTGGTCAGCCAAGCCTTCTTCGAGGTCTCGCTTATGTTGTTGTAGCAAGCTAAGAGCGTAGGCGTTAGCTTCCTGCTTGCTTGTATAACTGCTCCTATTGTTCCCATTGTTTCGTTGTTTTTCAAGCTCAATTTTCAGCCATCTTGCAAAATGCGATTTCGCATCCTTTGGTGATTTCCTTACCTCTCCCTCGTTTTGAAGTTTCTCGAAAAAATGTTTTAAATACATTTTGAACATATCCATCGTAAAATCCTTGTAACAGGAATTACGTGTATTCATCGTTACGATTTCACTCCAGCTCATGTCCCTTGACAATTCCTCATAGCATTCGTCCAATCCCTTGTCTAAAATTTCGGGAGGGAGAATTTTTTCTTTATCTCTCGATAGAGAGATTTCTTTATTATTTCCTTTTCTTTTCTTTGTGGTGTTTTTGCATACATTAATGTCGACAGTAAAAGGGTTATTGCATACATTAACCCCGTCATTGTAAACATTAACTGTATCGCTCGATACATCTCCATCGTCGGAAGAAAAAACTTCCTTGTTTTCGCAACCGCTAACTTTGACTAATAAGTATCTAAAATCATCCACAGATTTACGCCTTTTAGATATTTTGAAATATCGCTTTTGGATGCCCGCACTGGTAAGAACTCCCATCGAATCAAACAGGTCTTTGTCAAAGAAGCCCCATAAGACTAAACGGTTCATTATGCTGTCGAGCAATTCAGAAGACACTCCGGGCAGGTCTCTAAGGAGTTTGAATTTCAGCAGATCATTCCACAATATGAAATATCCATTTCGGTATATCGCACAAAGCAGCTTGATTACAACAATTTCTCCTTTAATCCCGAATTCCCCGGATATGGCTACAATCTTCTCATCATTAAAGAAATCAACGTCAAAAGGGAAATAATCCAATCCCATTTTATTAGGTCTTGCCATAGGCGTTTCCTTTACCCGAATTCAACCGGGGTTATTTCATACTCGACACGCGGTTCTTTCCGGTCAACGAATTTTTCAATCTCTATGTACACGCACTGACGGTCGTTTTTGATTGTTCCCGTCATTTGCAGACAGTCAAGCAGTATCTTCAGTGAGTTGTCCAAATCCGGCCGTTTGCTGTTATAATAGACTTTTGCCCTCAGTCTGAAATATCCCTCAATCATCCGTCCCCGTTCGGGGCATTGGATATAAAAGTTCTTTTCGTATTCCTTGAGCACTTCCTGTTTTGCAAGCGAGGAATGTGTCTTTCGGGTCTTGGGGTCAAAATGAGAAACAATCTTATAACAATTGCTCTTTGATGGTATTTGTCCTCTTATGATATACATGATTATAATATTACGTTAGTTAATTGTTTGCCATTGCTCTTGATGCACCACTTGTCCTTTTCCGGTTGTTCTACCCTTAAATCCTCGACTTTCCCGAATGTCCTGATATTGCCACATAAGTCTATGACCCAGCCGTTCTTGCCGGGGCATGGACGAATGACACGTCCGACCATCTGATAATACAGTGAGAGTGACATGGTAGGTCTGCAAAGCACGACGGTGTCAAGTTCTGGATAGTCAAACCCTGTGGTAAGCACGCCGACATTGGCTACAACTTTTATTTTCCCGGCTTTGAATTCGGCAAGTATTCTCTCACGGTCAGACTTGGTGGTATCCGCGCTTACAACGGCGCTGTCAGGAATCTCCCGTGCAAGCATTTCAGCCTCGGCGGTGAACCGGATGAAAACAAGCATGCCTTTACGTGCTCCCCCGACTTTGGGATGAAGCAATCGTTTCACTATGGAGATGAGATAGCCGTACAGATCCACACGCCGGAATTCATCAGACAGGCTTGCGTCGTCAAAATCAGCTCCGGAAGAGTTTCTCCTCACTTTGCTCAGGTCAATTCTCGTGACATCGTAATACTTCAACCGGGAAAGAAACCCTTTGGCAAGCAATTCGCTTACCTGGCAATAATACAGGACCTGGGAGAATACACGCGGACGGGTACGGGTGAGAAACTTAAGCATACTTCCGTTCATGCAGGAATATAACCGGTATGGGGTGGCGGTAAGCCCTACAATCCTTCTTTCAGCCTGTTCGAAGAATCTCTTGTACATTCCGTCGCTCGGCTTGACAAGATGACATTCATCAATCAGAATGTTCTTGAAATGCTGGAAGTCCTTCATATGCCGGATGACACTGCCGATAGTGGCGAATGTGATGCGGCTGATCTCTTTCCGGCCCACTGACGCGGAATATATGCTGCAATCCCAAATTCCGTATGTTTGCAGCTTCGCAAAGTTCTGTTCCAATATTTCTTTATTAGGCTGGAATACAATCAGAGGCTCCTCAAGCCTCGCTGCTATATCCGCTATGATGAGTGATTTGCCCGCACCTGTCGGAAGTACCAAAAGACCGTTCCTGCCTGACTTCATCTTAAAACACATTACAGCGGCATCACTGGCTTTTTTTTGATAATCTCGTAATTGATATTTCATAGTCTGATAACTCCTTTATGAACTTTTTCGTGGCAAGAGGCGCATAAGGTGACAAGGCAGTCCAGATGTTCGAGTTCATGACCGACTATGGACATTCCGTTCACCTTATAGCGCATATGATGTACTTCCAGCGGATAGAGGGCGTTACAATGCCGGCATTTGTGTCCGTCCCTGATACGTATTTCCCTTGCAACCTTCTCCCAATATGGATTCCGTGTCAGGGAGAGCGCATACGCCGACTTGCGTCCCCTCTTATGCCGTAGCCTGCTCATCAGTTTTCTTCTTCGTCAGAATCAACACATCCCAATGCATCGTTCAGATCATCTTCATTGCCTAGCTCGTCGTCGCTGTCATCCGGAATCATGTCATGTTCGTTGTCAAAATCATCATCGTCAGGTTTCTCCACTGCCGGAAAATCCAGTCCGAACAGTTCCATCATGGCTGTGCGGTTTCTATCCTCCTGCGCCCACAGGGAAGATTTGTCGTAAGATGAAATCTTTTCAGCCTTGACCAGCAGAACACGGCCGTTTATTACCGAATAGAAAAGGTAGTAGCCGTTCAGGGCTATACGGAATGTCTTGGTTGGCGGCAGCTTCTTTTCCTTTGTGCCTTCCGTCACCTTGGCGGCATAATCCTTGATCTGTCTGCTAACCGAATTGAGAGCTTCCTCAGCATCCGCCTTCAGTCGTTTGGCCTCTTCCTTTGCACTCAGCAGTTCTGCCTCGGCACTGGGCAGCTCTTTCTCTACGAGCTCACAATACTTCTTTCTGATCTCGTCTTTTTCGAAATTATCCATATATCTCATTGCCAGTTCATTCTCCGGGAACATGACATTGAAATGCTCGTTGACAGCCTTGATGATCTCCTTCTCGTTTTCAGCATTTTCGAATGTCAGTTCAAGAGGGAATGTGTCTTTTACAACTTCCGGCAGGACAAACTGCAGTTCCTCCGGTTCATAATCGTTTGTAATCATAATTATATTTTTTTGTTATTATTAATATCTGCCTTCATACTCGGCTACAAAGGCGGAATAGTACTTATCGGATGGCAAGGGGAGTATGATGCCAAAATCATTGTTGACATCAGCCTTCACACTTTCCATGAAGTTTGTCATTTCCAAGGTATTCAGCTTACTTGTGCCACGGGATATGGTTTCGGTCTTTCCACCTATGGTCACCTGTTTGCTCAGAAATTTCTTGCAGTAGAGATCATGTATGTCCTGCACACCGTCAGCGGTGCTCCAATATTCCTCTCCTGTGTATTCCCTGAAACAGGCCCCGATACATCGGAACCATTGCCACATGAGGGCATTCTGGTTGAGGGTACGGGGCTTGGTCTTGCGTTTGATGGTGAGGGTATATTCCCCATTTCTCAGCAGGCTTAGCATGAACTCAAACGGTTTGTCAAGAGTTGCTTTACCGTCTTTCTTTATAATAGTGGCTTCCATCAGCAGGGCAACTCATCATCGGAACCGGCATGTTGTGTCTGCTGCTTGACAGTTACCATCTCCATGCTTTCCGCAAATATCTCTACTACAGTATGCCTGACACCGTTCTTGTCTTCAAACGACCGGCTTCTGATTTCGCCTTCGACATATACCTTATCCCCTTTATGAAGATACTTCTTGGCTGTTTCGGCAATACCACGCCATACTACGATATTATGCCATTCGGTACGTTCGGGAATTTGTGTGCCATTTGGCAAAATCTGTGCGCGCTTGGTCGTGGCAAGAGAGAACTGGCCGACGGCGACACCGCCCTCAAGATATCTGACATCGGGATCCTTTCCGAGATGTCCTAACAGGATTGCTTTATTCACACTCATTTTCTTTCTCCTTTCTTATGGTTATACGAATAGATGCTTTCTTTTCGACAGATTTCAGATACTTTGAATACAAATCCGGATAGTCAGTCTGGAATGCCTTGGTGTCGAATGACTTGCCTGTTGTGGCGGGAGTGACGGAAGCACGCAGTCGTCCGGCATCCCATACATTCACCCCATTCTCTATCATGGCGTTTTTCAGTCCTTCCTTCATCTGTTCGCTCTGTTCCTTGGCAAAATCCAGCTCTTCCTGGATATCAATAAGCATCTGTACAGCCGCCGCAGTCATCAACTGCAGGTTTCCGGCAGGTGCTATTTCTGTGGAAAGGTATTTCTCACCCTTCACTTCGCATTCCATGAGGCGCATTACTTCTTCATCAGACCTGCGCTCAACAGGAATAAGCTCGGACTTGTCTCCACGGAGCCAGACCCCGTACAGGTTTCTGACTTTCAGTCCGGGATTCTGCCTCTCAAAGAGGTATGCGTATATGGACAACTGCCAGCTAAGGGATTCTTTGTCTATCCGGTAAGTGGTCTTGATATCCGCCAGGCTGATCTCACCTTCCTTTTCCCATACACAGTCGATGTTGGATGCGAAGTACTTCTCATCGGATACTGTGTATTCGTTGGCCAGCGCGTCATATCCGGCATTCATGCGCTCACGTAAATAGTTCTCCGCCTCGATGCTTTCAGGCTCGAATCCTGTCGAGTCTACAAATTCGCATTGTGAATGGATGCGGCTGCCCTTGTCGGCCGCACGCCTCATCACATGGTCGGGAACGCCTTTGTACTTGTCGGGAAACAACTGCCGGCTGATCATACCGGTAATTCCCCGGAGCTGTTTCTCTCCAAGAAAATAGGTGTGGTTCTCTTCATTGAAAACCACAGGGGACTTTACTAATTTTATCATTTCTTTTCAGGATATTTTTTGCCCATTTCAATACAGGCGTTACGAAACTCGTTATTGTTCTGCATGACTGTGTATCTTTTCCAGACAGACAGGACCTGCGCCCGTGACTTGCAGGCATTCATCTCATCAACTGCCTGTTTCAGTTGCGCACCGGTAAAAGCGGCAGGAGCCTGTGCCGGATTTTTAGGCACGGTTCTGGCAGGTGCCTGTTCTTTCACTTTCTCTTTCACTTCACCGAAAACATATCTTACGTCACCTCTGCCGTCAACAATCACCAGTTTGGAGATTTCACGCTGCTGGTTGTATTCAATCGACTGTACGTTGAACTTGGTATTTGTTCCCAAACTTTTGGAGCCATTGTAGCCGGTTTTTTCATATACTTCCGAGGAATCCAACGTTATCCAGATGAAGGGAGCCGTGTAAAGCTCACGACCGATTCCCCAGTTGAAAGCGGCGCGTTTGAAGGCATCGGACGCCTGTCCTTTCTCCTTCTCGGTATTGGACTCCGTACCCACATCCTGTTTGTTTACCCATACGCCTTTATCAGTGTCCCAGACAGATATCGTGCAGAACAGGTTCCCGTTTATCAGTTCGTGGCTACGCTGCCAGTTGTTTGGACCATAGACCTCATCCAGCATACGCATATCAACACGGGCATCTTTATAGAGCAGGAGGGAACAGCCGTTCTGCTTCATCGTGCCGACTCTGCATTCAATCTCGGAAGCCAATAATGTTCTGATTTGACTTCCTTGTGCTTTTTCTTCTTTTTTAGCAGCCATAATTTAATTTTATTGGTTTGACTTTTGGTTGTTTATATCTATAAAGTTATCTTTTATTGACAAGTTTGGCAAACAGAATCTTCGCCATTTTATCGCCATTTTCCCAAAGAATTAGGAGAATGGAAAAGCCAAAGAATACAATTTTACTCTCCAGCTTCCCGTTCCTGATGATGAACTTGGATAGCAACCCCGAAGAGGGATTCTTTGGGGTATATAATACAATCAGCCAATATGCTGATACAATTTATAATTCTAATAGCATGTTTGTAAACCGGTAAAAAGGTGCACTATCTTCACAGACCATGCACCGAAATCACAAACATAAAATAAATGCGACAAAACTACTAGTCAGGCCTTCACAGGTTCATGGTGGAGAAATCCGGATTCGAACCGGGATGAGTTGCCAGGTCCGCCACATCCAAGGTTGGCCTTCCTGTCATCTAATGGTGCGTCTGCCTATTCCGCCATTTCTCCGTTTTGCCACCGTACCGCTGTACGGTGGACTTTTCTCATCTTAATCTATTATTATGAAAAATACAATTATCCTCACGGACGTCACGCATGAGGGTATCGAACCCTCCCCGACGAAGATCAGTTTTCTGAACTCTTGGGAACCCCGGTCGTTTTATGCGTGTTATAGCCACCCCATCCCGTGAGGCGGCCCGCATTAAGTTTCATTTATGTGATTCGAAATTCACTCTCACGGGCTTTGTTCCCGGATAGTCGGTCAGGACACACCGGGATAAATGAAGATATAGAATATAACATATAAAAGAGGGCTTCCACCTCACGCTGTCCTTTCCAGCGGCTTTGGGTTAAATTATTATCTAACAAATTGTTCTCTGCTTCACTGCCTTGAAGTCTCTAACATGGCTACGTTTATACGGGTAGGTACGGCTCCCGCTCTTTAGGTAAAAATATGCAATTGCATCGTGGACGATACGGGACTTGAACCCGCGACCCTCAGCTTGGGAAGCTGATGCTCTGCCTCTGAGCTAATCGTCCATGCGCCCGGACACTTCCGGGCTTGATTGATTAATTAGTATTCAATATGATTGAAAGGTTCACCCTCACGGGCTACTGGTGCGGACGGGCGGACTCGAACCGCCGACCTCACGGAAAACCATGCGCTCTGCCTGACTGAGCTACATCCGCTTTGCCCGGACGCTTCCGGGCTGATAACAAGCAACCAGGATCAATCCTCACGGATCAACTTCTTTATATACCTGACCATATAACCGGGCATCATTCTTTCCCAAAGGAAAGCTGTACATATTGAATATACCAGCCCGATCACATTCAGATAAGTTATATGACCTTCATTATCCAGAGTGAAAGTCATCAGAGTGGGAACAGCCAGCAGGCTGATCCACATAATGAATAGTATTTTTTTCATTCTTGTTTCTTTTTTCCGGTTTTTCCAGTCTTTCTCATATTCCTGCAATGCATTAGTACTTGTGCGGCATTGCAGAACCATTTTCCGTTCTGCGAGTTTCTCGGCTTGACAGCCTCTATCTTGCCTGATTCGATCAGACGTTCCAGTTTTTTCTTTCCGCCTACTATTGCGGCTGCCTTTGTCTGTCCGAAATATTCTCCGGACATCACACGCATGATGTTATCCAGAAGGATATCAGCGGTATTGTCCATAAGCATAGTTGTCCTTACCTTGTTGTTGCATAGAAAAATCATATCACTGGGTTCTGGTTACTGTCACCGTTTTCTTTTCGATATTGGTTTTCGCGGACCATTTGTATCCGTTCGCACGTTCCACAGCCAGATTGGCACCATAAATCGTGCTGCCGATTGATCTGGCCTGACTTAAAGGGAATACCTCACATTCACCGACCGCCATTTTGCGGAGTGTCGGAACGATTTCTTTTTTTTCTGTTGTTTCTGTCATGATTGAAAAAAATTATAGTAATAGTTCTCCCGAGCCGATCCGGTCGGCGGCATCACGCCTTTTTCGGGAGATTTACTTAACTTTGTGGTGTCTAATCAAAAAATTAAGTGGTTATGGAAAAATATGAAATTGAAGAATGTCTTCACAAAGTATTTAAAAACTCACTTGATATGAAAGCCCAATGGATTTTCAAGATACAGAGTACAATACTCATGGTATCTTCAACAATCTTCGCTGTTATGGTTTCTTTTGCCAACGTTTCAAATGGCAGTCTTTGCAATCGTGTCCTCTTGGCATCCGCAATTTTATTAAATTCGGTATGTATCCTTTTCGCAAGCATATCTTTATTCGAGAATCGAGCCATGAGCAATGCATTGTCTCGCATTTCCTATAATAAAATAGTGGAATATAGAATGGGAATCCTTGGAATTGATTCTTCTTCCTCGAAGCAATACGTTGAGCGTAAGCCCATCTTCGCATTTTGTGAAAAAGCGTCTTACGTTTCATTTCTGTTATTTGTTTTAGCTTTGACAGCATGCGCCATATACAAGATTTGTTATACATAATTCAAATCTTAATTAGAGGTGACGGGCGGACTCGAACCGCCGGCCTCATGGGAACCATGTGCTCTGCCTGACTGAGCTACATCACCTGTTATATATCGTAAATTGAAATCCATGTTTCAACGGCCCTTACAGGTCTAGCTGATTATTTTTACAACGACACGAGTCTGACCCTTACTCACAGCATTATGTCGTTGGCAGATTATGCTTACTCCCGTAGTCCGGTTTGTGCAGGAGGAAATCTGCGAACTCCTAAATTCCAAGATGTCAAAGAACTCTTCTCTGTGTGTTCCCGGTCGCCCACCCAAGAGCATGCCGGGTGGCGGTTGCCCGCCGGTGGTTTGGTTTGACTTCGGTGAGGTTACGGCTTCTGTACAAGAGAATCTTTCAAGATGCCTGCTGTAATTGCTATGGATTCAAGGGCAGCCTCAAGAACTTTGCATCTTTTTTCTGCCTCAGTCCAGAATTTTGCATTCTGGTCGCTTTGAAATTTCAGCTCCTTGTTTTGGGCTTCAAGTTCTTCAATTCGTTTTCTTAATTCTTCTTCCATGATGATTGATATTTGATTGGTATGATTGAATTATCTGGTTGCATATCCATTGGCCATGTCACCTGTCGGGTTGGCGTACAGGCTTTTCATCGTGAGTCCTGATTTTGGCAGGCGGGGCTTGATGTTCTGTGAGTAGTTATAGTCCTCCATGGCAAGAATGGCATCTATCCAAGCCTGTCGTAAGGCTGATTTCAAAGTATATCCCTTATAAACTTTCATGAACGCCCATGCCCTCTGCATGATGGCTTTGCGGTTATATTTGCCATCCACAACTAACCTATAGTCGCGTTTTTTTGCGCAACTTTTATTACTATTCGATTGGATATGTGAACTATTATTCATATATTTGTTTATTGATTGATTGGTATTGCAAAGGTATTCTCATTTGAGAGTATTTGCAAATTATTAAACTTAAATATTCTCTCGTTTGAGAGTATTTAACTTTTGATTACATTGGTATGATTGAAAGAATTAAAACTATTATTGCTCATTATGACCTGAGTATTAGAGCTTTTGCTATTAAATGTGGATTAAAAGACAATACTCTCACAAACCAGTTAAATGGTGTTAGGGAACTCAGTTTGGCAACTGTAAATGCTATATTATCCACTTTTGAAGATATTTCCTCAGAATGGTTGTTGCGCGGGAAAGGAACTATGTTACTTTCGGATGTAGAGCATGAACGGAATATCATACCTGACTCTAACATGGAACGGATGAACCGACTTGTAGATACAATTGCGACTCTACAAGGTGCACTCAATGAGAAAGATAAAACAATAAAGTTGCTTGAAGAAAAGGTAAAGCGCTTGGAAACTGAGTTGGCAATGGTTAAGAATGAACGAAAAATCGGATAAAAAGCACATATATGCTTAGGGAACAACTTCTTGAATATAAAATTTACAAAGAGCGTAGAAAAAAACAAAAAAGGAACAATAGAAAAGTTGCTCCTAAAGGTGTTTTCCCAAGAATGAATATATTTGTATTCACTAATTTGATAAATTTCTTTCGGAAAAATGGGTTTGTATCCTCTCAATATATAAATAAAACAATTGTAGTTCCAAAGTTTTTTTCTTTTGAGAACAATAGTGATGATAGTATTACGTTTTTTAAATTATTGTTGTCTTCATATTTGCTGAGTGATAATTCGATATTAATAGATTTTACAAATTGTGAATCTGTTGATATATCTAATGCCATGCTTCTTGATATAATGCTTAAGGAATTGAATATTGTTAAGAGAGCGTATAATGAGAAGTATTATAATTATATAACTAAGTCTATAAGATATAAAGAGTCTAAACATATAAAGGTAAATAAATGTTTGCGTGTTTTTAGGCTCATAAAGGATGTTAAGGATGTTCAAGATGGGGAGGGATTTTTGTATTTAGGTTTAAAAAAAGGATGGGCTAAAAGGGTTTCCTATAAAGAAAATAATAAAGGAGCTACTTGTAAAGAGATTAGAGAATTCCTAAATAATTCATTGAAGGAGTCGAATGCTATTCTTAATCCGGTAGGGGAAAACGTTATAGATAAACTTTTGTCTGAAATTTTAAATAATGCAGAAGATCATAGTATCCACAATGAATGGTATGTAAATGGGGTCTCGTATAAAGAAATTGTTGATGGAGAGCCTATTATAGAATTGAATTTAGGTATATTGAATTTAGGCTTTTCTATAGCTGAAGGGTTGTCTAAATCGAAAGAAAAAAATGTGGATACTATTAAGGAAATAAATGAATGGTATATAAGGCACTATGCTTTAATGGAGAAAAAAGGAGATATTTGTTTCACGAAAGATGATTTATATACTTTATATTGTTTACAAGAGGGAATCAGTAGATTAAAATATGAGGATGAAAGTAGAGGGAGAGGCACTATGAATTTTATAAGGGCATTTATTACTCTAGGTTCATTTGGTGAAAAAAATCCCCAATATAAATCTCATTTAAATATTATATCTGGTAAAACAATTGTAAATTGCGACAATAAGAGAAAGCCATATAGAAAAGAAAATACTTTTTTTCTATCCTTGAATAAGGATAATGATATTAATCTTTTGCCGGATAAGGAGTATTTAAAACATACGCATCAAAAATTTCCTGGTACGTTTTTGGAAGTGAAAATATATTTAAATAAGACATATTTTAAAGAAATATTACCATAATATAAATAATAATGAAAACCATAGAACTTACAGCAGCACATCGAGGTAATAATAGTACTACTTTTACAGGGCGTCCTCAAGGAAAGTCTGTAAGAGTTGCTTTAAACTTATCTCAAGAAGATAAGAAAGAAGAGGATGTTATTATAGAAATTCCCAAAGGGACTACTTCATTTAATCCTTCTTTCTATCTTGGACTTTTTTATGATAGTATATTAGCATTAAAAGGTGTTGATAATTTTAAGAAAAAGTACCAAATTAGATTTGCAGATCAAGATCGAGAATTGGTTGCTTTATTGGAAGAGGATATAGAGGATTGTGAAAGACAAGCAGCTAATGAGTATTTTAGAAAGCAAAAATAA